GTTGCCACGGTGACGGACATCGAGGGCGCGCTGCGTGTTCTGGCTGCGATGGGTGAGGAGGCTGCGCTGTGATCCCGCTCACCGACACCGACCGCACGGCCCTGGCTGCTCTGACGCACCGCGAGCGCGAAGTGCTTGTCTGCATGGCGCAGGGCCGGCAGGACGAGCAGATCGGGGTTTGCCTGGGCATCACGCGCAGCACGGTGAACGGGTACTTGAAGAAGATCTTCGACCGGTTGGGCGTTCGGACTCGGGTGTCGGCTGCGGTGATCGCAACGAAAGCGGGGTTGGTATGAGTGCAATGACCCAGTCAAAGTCCGGAGAAAGCACCGAAGTTCCGAAGAAGATCAGCAAAGTGTCGGACAAGAGCCGGGCTAACCTGACTGGCGGCTCGCGCAAGAACAAGCCGAACAAGGTCACAGCTGACCTGAAAGACATGATCCTTGGCGCGCTGGATCAAGTCGGCGGTCTTGCCTACCTCGCAGAACGTGCGCAAGACCCGCGAACGGCTAGCGCGTTCCTGACGCTGGTGGGGAAGACGCTGCCGATGACGGTGAAGGGTCCGGGCGAGAACGGCGCGCATGTGTTCCAGAAGATCGTCATCGAGGTGGTGAAGGCGAAGTGACCGAACTCCGCATGCAAGCCCCGGAATGGTTCTTGCCATTCCTGCAACCAGCACGCTACAAAGGCGCGCATGGTGGGCGTGGCTCGGGCAAGTCGCATGCCTTCGCTGAGTACATCCTTCTGCGCTCAGTCCAGCAGCGCACCGATGTGGTCTGCATTCGGGAGGTGCAGCGCAGCCTGCAGCAGTCGGTTAAGAAGCTGATCGAGATGAAGATCGAAGCGCTGGGCTTGAGCTCGTTCTTCGAGATACAGCAGACGGTTATTAAGGCGAAGACCGGCGGCTTCATCATCTTTATGGGCATGCAGGATCACACGGCAGACAGCATCAAGTCGCTGGAGGGCTATGACCTTGCATGGGTTGAGGAAGCGCAGAGCCTGTCGGCCCGCTCGCTTGAGCTGCTGCGGCCAACGATCCGCAAGCCAGGGTCAGAGTTGCTGTTCACTTGGAACCCGTCCGGTGAGCTTGATCCTGTGAACGCCCTGCTGCGTGGCGAGAATCCGCCGCCCGATGCCATCGTGCGTGATGTCAACTTCACCGACAACCCTTGGTTCCCTGACGTACTCAAGAAGGAAATGGAATATGACCGGCGCCGCGACCCGGACAAGTACCAGCATGTCTGGATGGGCGGCTATCAGCGCAACTCTGAAGCCAGAGTATTCAGGAACTGGCGCATTGAGGAATTCGAGACTGAACCGGCCTGGACACTGCGTCAGGGCGCCGATTGGGGCTTCAGCGTTGACCCGAGCGTGCTGGTGCAATGCGCCATTGTCGGAAGAACGCTTTACGTGACGCATGAGTGCTATCGCGTCGGCTGTGAGATTGACTTCCTGCCGGAGCTATTCCGCACCGTGCCTGAGGCTGAGCGCTGGCCGACGACGGCAGACAGCGCCAGGCCCGAGACGATTTCCTACATGCAACGGCATGGCTTCCCGAAGATGCTGGCGGCTGTGAAGGGCGCCAAGTCGCTGGAAGAGGGCATCGAGTTCCTGCGTACGTTCGATGTCATCGTGCATCCGCGCTGCAAGCACACGATTGAGGAACTGACGCTGTACAGCTATGAAACCGACCCGCTAACCGGCGCAATCCTGCCGCGACTGGCGGACAAGGACAACCACGTAATCGACAGCCTGCGCTATGCCTGCGAGGGCGCTAGGCGCGCTGGGCGTGCGACACCGGCTTTTGACTTCAGCGCATCAGCAGCGCAGGGCGCCCGCATCTAACCCGAATTGACGCGCAGCCGCATTGTGTGTATGCTGCGGCACCACATCGCAGCGCCGGGAGGCGTCCGAAATGAGTCAAGGCATCTCTGCAAATGCGCGTGTGCGTTCCTTCGGGGGTGCATGCGCGCCGGCCTTGCATGTCTGATGCAGTGGAAGAGGCAAAGCGCCTCTATCAAGACAGCATTGACGCGCTGAGCGACCAGCGCCGGCAGATCAGCGAGGATCTGCGCTTTACTGACCCTTCAAGTCCGAAGCAGTGGGACCAAGAGCAAGAGCGCAAGCGCAAGAACGATCCGGGTGGCGCCAGGCCTTGCATGGTCTTCGACCAGTGCGGCCAATACATTGCCAACGTGGCGGGCCAATGCGAGCAGCGCCCGCCATCCATGCACGCGATTCCGGCTGAAGGCGGCGATAAGAAGGTTGCCGAGCAGCTTGACGGTCATTTCCGGCACATTGAGTACGCCTCGCGGACGACGCAGCACTATCCCCGCGTGCTGACCAGCGCAGCGCGTGTCGGCGTCGGCTATCTGGTCGTTCGGCCTGAGTACGTCAACCGGGCGCTGAATTACCAAGAGCCGCGCATCAGCAGTGAGGGTGATCCTCTGCGTGTTGTCTTCGACCCGTGGAGTGTCGAATTGGACGGATCGGACGCAGATCACGGGTTCATCCTGTCGCCGTTGAGTCACCGCCAGTTCGAGGCCAAGTATGGCGCCAAGACTCCGAAGGTCAGTTTCACCGATCCAGAGAAGGGCGAGACTGACGCACGCGAATCTGTGTTCGTTGCCGAGGGTTGGAGAGCCGAAGAGTCTGAACAGACCATGTACGCATGCCAGGACCAGAACGGCGGCGAGATGACGCTCAGCGAGGACGACTACCAGAAGGCGTGCGAACAGGCCGGAACGCAACTGCCGGCGCGCAAGTACAAGGACAAGGCTCGCGTTGTCAAGTGGGGCACGTTCAGTGGAGAGCGTGCGCTGGTCGAGGAGGTGACGTATCCAGCCAGCGGCATCGGCATTGTTCCGATGTACGGCTATGTGTCATGGGCTGATGGCCGCATGAAGTATTGCGGCATCGGCAGGCGTGCGATGGAACCGCAGCGCGCCTACAACATGCACAAGTCAGAGATGTGGGCTTACATGGCCGGCGAGATGAAGGCGCCGTACTTCGTTCCCGTTGAGGGGCTTGTTGATGGCGGCATGAAGGACCTTTATGACCGGATGAGCGTGGACCAGCGCGCCTATCTGCCGTACCGCAGCCGAGATGAGAACGGCAACGCGATCCCGCCACCGTCCCGCGCGCAGATCGGCATCGACCTGCAGAACCATGTCATCGGTGCTGAACAGGCCCTGAAGGACATTCAAGCGTCAATCGGCATGTACCAAGCGAACCTTGGGGCGCCATCGAACGAGTCTTCTGGCATTGCCATTGAGTCGCGCAAGCAGCAAGGCGAGGCTTCCACGGCCCACTTTCCGTCTCACCTCGCGGCCGCGCTTGGACAAGTCGGCAAGCTCTGCATGGAGATGCTGCCAAAGTTGCTGGACACGCAGCGGCAGATTCGCATCCTCGGATTCGACGGAACGCCAAGCCACGTCGATGTGAACCCGCAGCAGCAGGCGCCAGTCGAACACACGCAAACCGGCATATCCATCAATCCGAATATTGGCCGCTACGACGTTCGCGTTGTTGTCGGCGCATCGTTCAGCACCCAGCGCACTCAGACTCAACAGGCGTTATCCGAGGTGATGAGCAAGAACCCCGGACTGACGCCGGCTATCGCCCCGCTGTGGGCGCAGACGCTCGACATCCCGAACGCCGACAAGCTGGCGCAGGTTCTCACCGTGATGGCGCCGCCGGAAGTCAAAGCCATTCTTTCGCCTGACACTGAAAAGCAGCCTAACCCGGCAGAGTTGATCCAGAAGATCAACCAGTTGCAGCAGGGACTGCAAGAGGCTATCCAGCACGCGCACGCAGCTCAGCAGGATGCCGACGACGCGCACGCGCTACTGGATCAAGAGAAGCAGGCCGGCGAGGCGCGAGAGCAGGAACTGCAAATCAAAGCCTACGACGCAGAGACAAAGCGCCTGCAAGTCACGGGTGCCAACGAACAGCAGATTCAAGCCATCACCGAGCAACTGGTCACGCAGATGCTGCAGAGCCAGCTACCGCAAGAGCCAGAGCCAGGCCCTGATGCGTGGAAGTCGCAAGAGCCGGCAGAGCCCGAGGAAGAACCCGAGCCGCAGACAAGCCCCGAGCTTCAAGCGCTGATCCAAGGCCACGGGCAACTGGCTGATGCGGTGGGGCAACTCATCAAGCTGCAGTCCAGAGCGAGGCACCGCATCCCCGTTCGTGACGATGCTGGGAATATCTCGCATGTCATCGAGCAGCTAGCCCCAGAAGAACAACCGGAGGCTGAGTAATGGCCGCTTACGTCAAGGTCGGCGGCGGCATCGAGCCGCTTCTAGAGGGCATCAACGCTGGCACCGATCAGTGGGCGTTTGCGCTCACGAATGCCATCCCCGGCAGTTCGGCGTTCGTGTCCGGCACCACTGACCTGACCACATCAGGCGGCTACACGGCAGGCGGCGCCAACGTCGCCACAACATCCAGCGCCGAGGCTGCGGGCACCTACAAGTTGA